CCGATTTAACGTCCGACAAATCAGGCTTGAACAAGAACGTTTCTTCCATGTAGTTTACGCCTTTCACTTTGCCTTCTTTGTCGGCGGGGTTGTCCTGTAC